AATCAGATTTAAGAGTATTTTTAGGTAACCCTATCGGTGTTGCTGAACATATAGACTATGTTGACACAGCAGAAAAGAAAACTGCTAAACTAGCAGAAGCAAAAGATAAGTTAGAAGCAATTAAAAATCTTTAATGCCAATCTATACTTTTTACAATAAAAAGACTAAAAAAGAGTATGACGATATGATGTCAATATCTGAAATGGAATCTTATTTGTCAAAGAATAAACATATTTCACAAGTATTGCAACCTATAAATATTGTTTCAGGAGTTGCAGGATTAACGCATAAGAATGACCAAGGTTGGAAAGAAAATATGCAAAGGATTGCTGAGGCACACCCTACAAGTCCTCTTGGCGAAAGATACGGCAAGAAATCAATCAAACAAATTAAAACTCAACAAGCATTAACAAAGAACAAAAAGCGAATAGCAAGTAGAAGGAAAAAGTAATGACAAAAGATATACCAGATTATATGCGTGGGTTAGATACAATGGACGATTGGGGTATGACGCCTGTATCATCTACACCTGAAAAGACACCTAGTGTTGATCCTAAATTAGTAGAAAATTCTAATTTAGAAATTGCAAAAGTAAAAGGTGATGTATCTGATATNAAATCTATGATGAATGAGATAATGCAGATAGTAAATGAGAAAGATACTATTACAAAAGAAGTATCAGACGAAGTAACACTAGAAAGATTTAAAGATATTGAGAAAATTGTATTGCCTTTTTTATACAATCTTTCTAAATCAGACGAACCTTATATACATTGGCCAAATAGAGGTCCGATTATTAAGGCACAAATAGAGAAAATACTAAAACTTACAAGGGGATAATATGACAGCGAAAGCTAAACATAAAGAACTAAAAAGAGCAGTTAATGATATTGAAGAAAAAAGAAATAACGATAGATCAACTGGCACTTGGTACGATTTAAGAACTCTAAAGAAACTAAAACTACAAGCAAAGGAAAAAATAAATGCAGTTAAGCAACAACTTCTCGCTTAAAGAAATGACTGCCTCTCAAACGGCAGACAGACACGGTATTAGTAATAATCCGAGCGAAGATCATATGGATAATTTAAAAAAACTATGTGAAAATATACTACAACCAATTAGAGAACATTATGGCAAGGTAGTATCAGTATCAAGTGGATATCGTAGTCCTGAATTATGCGTAAAGATTGGTTCAAGTTTGAAATCACAACACGCAAAGGGCCAGGCGGCGGACTTTGAAATATTTGGTTTAGCAAATGCTGAACTAGCAAAATATATCATAGACAAATTAAACTTTGACCAATTGATATTGGAATTTCACAATCCAGAGGAACCTAATAGTGGGTGGATCCATTGTTCTTATAAGAATGATGAAGACAATAGAAAACAAGTATTAAGAGCATACAGAAATGATGATGGTAAGACGGTGTACGAACCGTATGACCCTAGTTGAGCTGTTGAAACTCTTAACAATGAACAAGTAAAAGAACGAAATAACCTTGTATCTAAAATGATGGATTATAGGTCTATTTGACGCTTGACTTGTTGACAATATAATGTTATAATAGTATATTATGAGTAAATTTAAATTTGAAGAAATAGACAAGACACTATTACCTAAAACTAAAGGTAAGAGTATAGACGGACATAGATTTTATGCGATAGGTGAAAAGAACTATCCATCGGTAACTACTGTCCTAAACATAAGAAAAAAAGAAGGATTAGTCCAGTGGCGTAAGAATGTAGGTGAAGGCGCCGCTAATTGGGAAATGGGTCGTGCTGCTCGTAGAGGTACAGCAACACACAAACTTATTGAACAATACTTAAAGGGCGAAACACCTAGTGAGAGAAGTGTATTACCAATAGGTCTGTTTAGGTTATTAAAACCTTATGTAGATCAGGTACAAAATATTCACTTATTAGAAGCGTGTATGTACTCACACAAGTTGACCATTGCAGGTCAAGTTGATTGTGTTGCAGAATACAACGGCAAACTTTCAGTAATAGATTTCAAAACAGCGAACAAAGAACGACAAGAGTCTTGGATAGAGAACTACTTTTTACAGACAACTGCCTATGCTATTATGTACGAGGAGATATTCGGTAAACCCATAGAACAAATAGTCATATTACTTGCAGGTGAAGACGGTTCCGTTGCTTGTTACAAAAAGAATCCTAACGATTATAAAGAGTCGCTTGGTAAAGCGATACAAGACTTTTATAAATATTACGAAGAATTAAACAAAGATAAAGTCAAAAGTATTACATAAGACCATTTGATCCTACTTGCGACCTAACACGCTAAAGGAAAAAATGAAAAAATTAGTATTAATATTAGGTATATTATTTGGTACTATTGCATACGCAGACCACGATAAGAGTTTAGAAGACAACTCTTTGTATATGCAACAACTACCTTCTTTGTGTGGGACACCTGATAAGATAGAGGTCTACTTAAAACATTTTGAGTTTGAACCTTTACACTTATCATTAGGTAGAACTCGTATGATGAAAGATGGAGAACCAGTTTATATGATGACCTATATGGTAAACAAAGATAAAACAGAATCAGTTGCTGTTTTAGCAATACCTAACGGACTTGAATCTTGTATCTTATATCATACATTTGACTTGATATCAGATTTAGAAAAGTATAAAAAGAATTAGACGGCGAAGGTAATATAATAACTAGTGAGGACGGTGGTGCAATTCCACCCACCTCCACCAATTTAAAACACATTGAGGTGTGCTTTGAGGGGGTGAATCAGAATCGACTACTACTAAACCTTACTGGAGTTTAATCGCTGACACCGTAATGTCAACTTATAAATGCTAACGAAAGTTATGCTTTAGCAGCTTAGTCTGCTTAGGGTTTGCCTGTACCTCGTAACAGAAACAGGCGTATTAATAATGTAAAGGAGTATATAATGAACCAGTGGAAATTAATAAATCACACTTTCAAATTTAGAGAAGGCGACACCGATGAAAAAGGTGGTTGTACTTTTATTGGTGGTACTTGGAAAGATGTAACAACAGACGATCTATTTAAAGATAGAAAAGTTTTATTGTTTAGTCTACCAGGTGCATTTACACCGACTTGTTCAGGACAACAACTACCTATGTATGATGAGTTATATTCAAAATTTAAGGCACAAGGTTATGATGATGTATATTGTATATCAGTTAATGACGCNTTTGTAATGAATGCTTGGGCAAGAGATTTAANTATNAAGAATGTAAANATGATACCNGATGGTTGTGGTACTTTTACCAGATCAATGGGAATGCTNNTTAATAAACCAGCACAAGGTTTTGGTATGAGNNNTTGGAGATATGCTGCTGTAGTTAAGAANGGTCTANTAGAAAATTGGTTTGAAGAACCAGGTCTTAATAATAGTAGTAATGATGATGATCCATACACAGTATCGGATCCTGAATATGTATTACAGAATACCTAACACAAAGGTTAGGTGGGCCCCTATTGTGGTTACGCTAGCGTGTAACCACACTAGACAAAACAAGAGAAATGTGTTATAGTGTAACTATGAATAGTAAAGAATTTAGTTTAAAAATAGAATCAATAGTCAAAGAAAAGAGAACATCTTATATGGATGCCATCATAGATTATTGTAAAGAGATTGATGTTGATGTAGGAACAATTAGGACTATGGTCAACAAGTCATTAAAAGAAAAGATAAAACACGAGGCAGTCAACCTTAAAATGTTAAAAGAAAAGAAAGGTGGCACTTTGCCTGTATGAATGGTATGGAGATGTTATACCACATCTTATTTGTAGAGAAATCTACTGCTCTATGGGGCATAATAGGATTAGGAGTTGTAATTGCAATTTTAAGTATATTACACGATATAGGTTGTGAACAAGGTAATGAGTAAAAGATATGTATGGAGGTTTTGATGTTTTTAGAGTCTATATGGCAGTTAAATTACATTTTACTACCAACTATAATTATTTTGACTATGATGGTAAGGTAAATATTAAACTAGATACATTTACAAAACGAAATGACAGATATTTTTTTCATAAACTCTCAACTAAATATAATCAGAATGAAATACTTGATTTCATTGTTGCAAATTTTATTGAGAAAGATAAAAACTGGATTGGGAACTTATTAGAAAATGATGGACGAGATACTTACCTCAAATATAAAAAAGTTAAAGACAACTTTAAATTTCATTTTAGAAACGACTTTGTTAATATTCTTAATGATTTTAGCAGTAAGCGGATTTCTTTTGATGATGGTTTCGTTTGCAATAGCGGACAACATCCACGACTTTTACGCTTACTTATTCAAAGGAGAGCGTCTTTCCAAACCTTCGTTGTGCTTGACCAAGTCTTATCGTTTATCAAAAATTGGAATAAGGAAATTAAAGAAAGGGTTGTCTGGCCTAAAATCGCACATAAGGTTGCCAAGTTGAAACCTTTTATAAATTATAATATAACTGAATGTAAATTAATAATGAAAGAGGTAATAAAAAATGGATAAGAAACCTACATTAGAATTTATCTGTACATCACCTGGTGTAGAGGAAGTAATGCCTATCATAAGAGCGTCTGAATATAAACACTCTTGGATTAAAAAGGCAGTAGAAGATATGAAAACAAATGGTTCTATAGCAGCACCACATAGACGAGATTTTGAAGCACCACAAGCAAGGCCAGGACAAAAGAATACAGATAACGAAGAAAGACATACAGCAAAATGTCCAGCACTTCAAATGGTACAAAATACAGGTTGGATAATGAGATTGCACCAAGATATAAAACTAAAAACATTTGCTGATGGTGAAGATATTAATTTTGATATACCTTTTCAATCACAACAACAACCTATTGTATCAAAACATATGACACACGCATTTTATCCTTTCTTTGAAAACTGGCCAAAAAATACAATGAAAAAGATAATTAAGATTAATCTACCTTGGATGGCTAGAATACCTAAAGGTTATAAACTATTACAGACACACCCATTTTTATTAGATGATAATAGATTTACAACTATGTCAGGTGTACTTGATCCTCATTTAGGAATTGCTGGTGTAGGAACTATACCTATGTTTTGGCATTGTGTAGATGATGAAGAAGAAATTATATTAAAAGCAGGAACACCTCTTGCACAATTCATATTAATACCAAAAGAAGAACCTGATTTTACACAAGTTGATATAACT